CGCATAATTCTTATAGATTTCTAACTATAGTAATATATATTTATATATTGTTATGAAGAATCATCTTCTTTTACCTCCGGCCAAGGTGTATGTAATACCCATACCACCATTATTATACTCCATATAAGGGTTAATATAAAGCCATATACCGAAGCAAATACTACATATACTGTAAATAATGTTGCTAATGTGAGTAATAATGCCCAGGCTAGTATCTTTAATAGTGTATTTAACATATATCTCCTTTCTTTACGTTTTCATTACTTCTTGATATGCTTTTTCATAGGCGTCTTCTCTCTTTATAGCAGGATTTTCAGCAGTTAACCTTATTACTCTACGTATTACCTCTTCTCTTTTACCGTGTTCTTCGGCAGAATACAGTAATTCTTCTAATCTTGACATATCTCAACGTTGTATTTATATTAATATAAGAACTTTTTGGGTAAAAAGCAAGAAAACCCGGGGAAATTTTTTAGCAAAATTTTTCATATATGGGGTTTTTACTATTTTTTATTATTCTAGTTTGATATTGTAAGAATTAATACGATATTTATTAGTGTATGCAACCATTAGATAAAAATACCTTATTTTCAATCTTCGAAGTCGGAGATGAAGAGATTTATAAAGAGAACAATGTGGAAAATCTCTTGGATAATCCTTTTGTTCTTATTGGAATGGTTGTGAGAGGTGTAGAAAATTGGCATTTAATGGATATTCTCTATACCAGAAAGAACGGAGAAGAGTATACTAACGTTAGAGACAGGGTTCAACTCCAATATTTCCTTAAATTATGTACTTATTTAGAGAGATTAGATTTTAATAAATTCGAAACAGTATATACCATTGGAGAATCCTTTGATAGAGATGAAGTAGATGATAGATTTAATCAAATGATGGAAGTTTTCATAAAACATGAAGAGTATGAAAAGTGTGCTATCATTAAAAAGTACTTAGATATGCTAGATCATGAGTTTGTTATCAAGAAAGCACTTAAAGAAGCCGGTTTAAAGCTATCTAATTAAAAAAAACTTTAAAATAGTTACTAAAATAGTTGCCTAACATAGTTTTTTTTCGTATATTTAGATATAAATAATAAAGGTTATGTCTATATCGATTAAGAGTCAAGAAGATTTCAATGAATGTTTAATGTATGTAAGTGATCTATACAAGGATGCTTACGGTTTCCGTCCTAGAGGTTATAACTTCAGTGAGTTCTCGTTTGGAGAATTAGAGAAGTTTATGAATGATATATGTGTTACTATAGAGGAAGAGGTAGCATATGAGAAGGAGATGGAGAATAAGGCTATAAAGGATGTTATGTCTATGGGTGTAGATAGAGAGACTGCTCTTAGATGGTTAGATCAAGCAGATGCATACTTTATGTATGGAGATGATGAATTTTATCAAGATAGTATTGATAAGTACGGATGGGTGTCTAGATGTATGGAGGATAATAGAAACTTAAAAAGAGTAGCGTAGTTATGGGAATAAAGAGAATAAGTGCTGAGAAAGCTCAAGGATTAATCAAAGTCTCTCAAGATATGGACAATGTATCTTATTATACTATTACTCCTCATATTAACTCTCAGAAAGCATCCGAAGGATGGGAGACAGTAACGTACTACAGTAATAAGAAGCAAACTTATCAGATACCTACTAACGTACCTAACGCTCAATGGGTATATGCTTTATCTAATCCTTCCATGCCTAATATGTTAAAGATAGGATATACTAACCAAGACCCGGAGGATAGGGTTAAGGAGATAAATAGAGCAACCGGTGTTCCTACCGACTTTATAGTAGAGTATGCCTTTCCTTGTGTTAACGGGTATGAGGTAGAACAACTAGTTCACGATGAATTAGGTGAACTTAGAGTTAACGGTAAAAAAGAGTTTTTCCATATACCTTTAGATAGAGCTAAAGAAGTTATTAACGAAATAGGTAAACAATATGAAATTAAAGAATAAATCGCGGTGCAACTTGCGCGCGTTTCGCGCGGCGGCTACGCTTTTTATTTTTGCCGCCCTCACCTCTTGCGAGAAAGAATCCTTTGCACCCCCGTGTGAAAGCGGTGATTGTAATGCTTATATTGAGTCGATGTTCTATAAGGACAGTAACGGTTATTACCATGCAGAACTAGATTGGAACAGTGAATACTATCCTTATTTTACAGTAGATGTTTATGCAGATAAAACTTCTCTTGAATACCGGTATAATGGAGTGTCAGTTGTTAGGGCAGAATTTGATACAGATTCTTATTTTGTATTAGAGGATTCTATTGCATTTACTATAAGCTTATACCAACCTTGGCTGGGGTTATGGACTTATGATGGTGTTCCTATACCTTATGAAAATACAACTATATACTTAGATCAGTTTGAAGGTACTATAGTTCCAGTGGTTCAAAGTACAGAGATATTCTTTTCAGAAGATGAACTAGGTAACTTTAAATCTAGACGTACAGTTGGACCTTTTCCTCCTAGTATGATAGGTGATACTATAAGTATTTTTATGAAAGTAAAGTGGGATATTGGAGAAAATTTAATTAAAGACGGTTATTTTGAAAAATTTATTATTGAATAGTTGCCTTTTCGAATTATTTTTATTATCTTCGATATATAATATATTTTATTATTAATTATTTTATATTATTTTTTATATACTTATATAAATATATATTTTAATTATATTAATTACTATTAAATTTTTATTAAAAAAGGGGTAAACTATGTTAGAAGCAGAACAAATACAAAAAAACTACGATAAACACATAAAGATCATCGAAACCTACTTAGGAGGACGTGCTATAGCATGTAAAGAGATGATTAAACATATGGAAGAGACTTATGTAATGGCACCTGCTAGTGGAAAAACGTGGTACCATAATGCTTTTGCCGGTGGATATGTAGAACATGTTAATAGAGTAGTAGAGTATGCTATAAAACAAATGAGACTCTACAAGGAAATGGGAGGAGAAATAGATTTTACAGAAGAACAATTAGTCTTTGCAGCTCTTTTTCATGATTTAGGTAAAATAGGAGATGGAGATTCACCAAATTATATACCTCAGACCGATAAATGGAGACAAGATAAACTCTCAGAAATGTATACTTACAATCCTGATTTAGATTTTATGCTTATCCCAGACAGATCTTTATTTATTCTACAAAAATTTGGAATAAAAGTGGATCAAAAAGAATACCTAGCCATCAGATGCCATGATGGAGTATTCGATAAAGCAAATGAAGCATACTTTTTTAGTAATGTAGAGTCTTCAAGACAGAAGACTTCTATAGTATCAATATTACATTCCGCCGATTTCTTAGCCTCTAAAGTTGAATATGACTTATGGAAAAGAAACGGCGGGAACTCTAAACCTAAACATCCAAAGACAACATCTTCAACAGGTAAATCAGTAAAATCATCAGAAGGTTTGTCTAATATGTTAAAAAACTTATAATATGGAGTCTAATCCTACAACATTTTATATAATTTCCGGAATATTAGTTGGAATTATAATTATTTTATCTTATATTACTAGAAATCTTCTTATTAAATTAGAAAAGTATGAAGATATAACTGCAGATCAAGCAGGATATCTACAGAGAATATCTAACGCAATAGGAGATTCACAAAAGCACCTTAAGAGCCTAGATGAGAAAGGGGTATTTCAATCAGATGATGAGGTCGGTTATTTTTTCGAACAAATGAAAAACGTACAAACTGAGCTAGAGCAATATATGCTCCCCGAAAATTATGGCAAGAAAGAAAAGCAAAGCTAACTATTTTACTTCAGAGACAGAAGAGTATATAAAAAAGTATAATACTTCAACAGATATAGAATACCGTAAAAAGATATTTACAGATCATATCTATATCCCTTTTTATAAGTTAGCAGAGAATATAATACACACATTTAAATTTTACTATACGGATGTAGAGAAGATTGAAGATTTAAAACATGAAATAGTCTCAGTTCTTTTAGAGGAAAAAATTATGAAGTTTGATCCCGACAATGGAGCTAAGGCTTATTCTTATTTTGGTACTATAGTAAAAAGGTGGTTAATAAACTACAATAATAAGAACTATAAAAGATTAAAACAGGTAGGTTCTTTCACAGACTATGAAGATTCTTATGAACCTGAGAATAAAATTAAAGAAGATGTAAATAAACAATCGTTAGCCTTTTTTATAGATGAATGGGTTGACGAAACTTATTTAAAGTTAGATTCAATATTTACTAAAGATCAAGAAAAAAAGATAGCAGATGCAGTTCTAACTATATTTAAAACTAGAAATGACTTGCAAATCTTTAAAAAGAAAGCTCTATATATCTACATAAGGGAGATGACAGATTGCGAAACACCACATCTTACTAGAGTTATATCTAAACTAAAAGAGGAGTTCTATAATAAGTACCAGAAGTACTACGATTTAGGGTTATTAGACATTACTGCTTCATAAGATATTTATATAAAAACTTATTTTATGGCTTTAGATAAGAAAATATTCGGAAATAAGACATTATCGGATCTTTTCTCTGAAATTCATGATAATTCATCTACAACGAGAAACCAAGTTAGATCTCTAATTGGTGAATTAAAACCTCTTATAGAAAATATAGGGGATGCTACATTAATTGTACCTATGATTAAAGAGTATATGGAAATCGGAGTAAAGAATGACGATGCCTTAATTAAAATGGCAGCAATAATTCAGAGGATAGAATCAGCACAAGCAAAAAGTGGTGACGGTGATATGTGGGACCCATCTGAACTTGCAGCTTTATTAGAAGAAACCGAAGAAACACAAGAAGAGTTAGAAGATAAAACTAACGAAGACAAAAACGATTAATGTACAACTTAAGCAAAGGCGGTTTAGATAGTCTTTTTAGTAACAAAGGGACAAGTAAAGGAAGCTCTAACGGGTTAGTTCCTGTAAGGGTTGTTGATATTATACTAGATGATACCCATCCAGAGTGGGATAAATACGGTAAGATGGAATCACTTGGTGCTATTAAGTATCGAGTTATAGGGGAATATCAAGACGAATCAGATGCTACCCTATTAGATGTCGCTTTCCCTCTTCATTTTAACTTTAAAACTTACCCACTTCTAAATGAAATAGTACTTCTAACTGCTGCTCCAGCTATAGATAGAGATGAAGCTAATGTTAATAACTCTCGCTCATATTATACTACTATAGTAAACTTATGGAACAATCCACATAATAATGCATTTCCTGATACGAAGCAAGGAATTGAAGATTTAGGTTACAATTATGAAGATAAAGCAAACGTAGGTCCGCTACAGCCATTTCAAGGAGACATTACTATAGAAGGTAGACAAGGACAAACATTTAGATTTACAGGAGTTGACCACGATCAAATGTTTGTTGAAAACGATAGTCAAAAAGCTATTACGATTATAAGTAACGGAAAAGTAGGTGCATCTGCTGATAGGACGGTAGTTGAGAATATAAATGACGACCCCGCTTCTATTTATATGGTAGAAGATCATAAGATAGAATTATCTCAAGCAAACAGTAAACGTAAAGCATGGGATTCAGGTCCTGAAGAAGGAGATGTAT